TAAAGATGCCTTATCAACTGTTTTTTCAATTAAATATGATGGCATGGATGATGATGCCACATAATAATTCTCATCGTCATCATTATAAGTGTTTTGAACATTTGAAGTAATAACATTATTACCAAACTCTAAATCTACACCTACATCACCAACTGCCTTATCTAACTCTCTCTGAATATCATGATCTAATTTGTTTACATTGATTGTTGAACCAAGACTTATTCTATTATCAATTTCTGTAATATTTTTGACAATGATACCAGTTTGCTTGGGTGCTGATGAACCCTTTGCATATAACGATACTTTATCACCAATTTTTAAGTTTGAATTATCTGGTTTTGTTTTTAAGAAAAACTGATCTGATGATACAATATTTTCTGTGTCAAGTTTAAATCTACTTGCAGTGTTATATAACCATGAATTAAAAAATACAGTTTTGCGAGTTTTATCTGAATCAAGATTTGGATTTGGTATTTTTTCCCCTAGATTTTTAACTGTTATCTTCTCACCTTCTAAAGTGACACTTGATCCTTGAGTTGGTAATAATTCAAAATCAGACAATACACCAGTAATTCTTAATTCAACCCTTTTAGTTAAATCGCCATCTTCATATCCAAATATAAACTCATCACTTCTTATATCATCAGTAGATCTTATAGAATTACCGATCCCTGTACAATTCAAAAATTGATTTATAGTTTTATCGCTATATGTGATTGTGTTTATTCCATTTACACCATCAGTTACTAGTATTCCAGTAGTGCTAAATCCAACTGTAGAATCAACAGTAAGTAAAGTGCTATTGATTGGAGCATCTTCAATAACTCTTGTTTTACCGGGAATTGTAAAAGTTCCTTGAATACCGCTTCTATCGTCATATCCAACAAATAAATTTAATTTATAATAAGTTGTAATACCTAAATTTCCAGATCTACTAAAAATTTCTACTTCAGAAACAGATCCTGATGTATTTAAATCATTAGATTTAGTAATTGTCTGACCAACTAATTTATTAGGATCACCTAATATTTGTTGAGCTACTATAACTTCTCTTCTGATATATTCAGATGTGGAGGGTTTTATGAGAAAATTTTCTAAATCAATGATTTTTGGAGTAATTCCATATAAAACATTAAATAAAATTCGGAAAGATTCTTCTGTTCCTTTAGATTTATATAATGATTTACTCTCTTTGATAAAATTGCTTATATCAACATTTGGATTAAGAGTAGTATCTTCAAGCCCCGGAGTTAGGTATGTTTTAACTTTTTGATAAAATTCTTTTAAAAATAGTACACTTAAATTTTGAACACTTGATGACGCTGTGTGTATACCAGATACACTTGTAGAAAATACCAACTCACCGGGATTATCAATATCATTATAAGTGGTTATACCACAAAATCCCCTTACACAACCTGTAAAGGTGTTAGTTGTCAATCCAGTATATGTTATAATTTCATCATCAATTTTTAGTAAACCATATTCATTAGGAAATCCCTTTGTAGATGACACGGTAATAGTATCACTATTGGTAGATATTCCAGAAGATAGAGTAGTCACACCAACAACCACCTCTGGGGTAAGATTGTCAAGTTTAAGATATTGGTCTAAATTATCAGTTAAATCTATTACACCACCACGATGTTCCTGAGAAACATAATATTGTTTTAAAAAATCTACAGCTAAAGGACTCTCTGACGTAATGAACTCAGGGAGTTGACCTTCTATTATTTGTTGAACTTGTATACGTTTGTCTATTCCAGTTCCAATCATGTTCTTGTAAGTTCTCCGTTAGAGTAACTTGATGTTACTTTATATCCAACACCAGATATTTGTTCTCCTGATGTAATTGTATCCTTAACCATATTTATTTGGCTACTTGGGATGTTAAAATCTAAATATAAATCTTGTAAACCTATAACGTCATTTGATTCAGGAAATGCTTGAACCTCAATTACATTGTTTGGTCTATCTGTTGATGTAATATTTACTGTGGTAAGATTTATTTCACCATGAACGTAATCAACTGTTCCTGCAGATTTTACAACAATAATAGTTTCACCACTTGCATTTTTTCTAACAATAGAGATAGTCCCTGTCAATTTATCATCATTAGGAACATCAGTGAAGAAAAGTGTTTCTGTTTGCCCTAATATTCTGAATCCTGTGCTTTTGATATTTAATCCTTCTGGTTTTACATTGAATTGATTACCAAAACATAGTTCATATTGTGCGAACTGGTTCACAAGTGCATTCAAGTTACGACGCATTCTAACTCTGGTTATATTTGAGGAAATTGCTCTATCAATATTATCAATTACATTTAAAACTTTACTGTATTTAAATCTACCACCGAACTTATTTACATCACCAGATTCAGAATAAGTAGTTATGGCATTTACTATTTTTGTTCTCAAATCACTTACAGCTGCAATCTTCGTTGAATCGTAATAAATGAATGATTCTATCTCGACATAAAGCACCTGTAGATCAACAATTTTTTGATTTATTCCAGTTAAAGAGTAACCCTTTAATTTTGTTAGAATTTGATTTTTATCAAAATCAGAAACAAACTCACCGTTCTTTGGTTTAATTGTTATTAAAACTGTGCCAAACTGTGGGGGATCTACTTCTTCACCACCAACCACAGACACACTTTCAGTATTTGGGTATATGGATTGTATAATCGCTTCATAATCTCTCGATGTAACAGCTCTATATTGAGAGGAGTATAATCTAGGTGCAAAATACTTTACAGAATCAATTGATTCAATATCACCACCATTAGAAGCAGCGTTTATTGTGTTTATATCTGGAATTACTGTAGGAGTAATGACTTGACCATTGCTGCCAGTAAAACTTCCCGCAAATACAAAATTTTCAGGGCCATTGCCTTCAGATCCAGAGGTAACAACATACTGAACTGTTATAACAGCACCGTTCTGTGGTTTTCTACCAAATACACCATCGCCAAACAAAAGTTCGTATCTTTCATCCTGAACTTCTTGAATGAGGTAAGTATCTGATATTGAACTAATTCCTACTATATTATCAATCATCTTATATTGCTTACCTAATACCCCCGGAGTGCCCACATAAGCGACGATAGAAGATGTATCGATGTTTGAGTTATCTAGAATAAATCTTTGCTCTAGAGACCCGTCTACAACGAATTGTGAGGTAAGAAAAGTTCCCTCCATGACATGTATTGGATCAGTCGCAGATCCAAAAGAAGCAGTTCCTATACCAGATGTAACTGTCGTATTTGAGGTAATGCTTTCTGAAATTGAGAACACTACATCTGAGTCATTCTGTCTTCCCACACACACTAGGCCTGGTTCTAAGGTCATTGTGGGACTTGTGGTGTTTGCTGTTACATTAAAAGTAATCGCTGCCCTTGCTGCTGTTTTTGAACGGGGTACATAACCAATATTTCTTGCTAAAGATACAACATTTTCTCTCAATGTTGCTGAGTCAAGAAAAGATTCATTAACAACAAGATTTGAATTGAATGCAGATATGTAAGTATTATATGCCAGTGCGTCAATCAAGACAGAAAAGTTTGATCCTTCAAAGTCAAAATCGGTAAAATTTGAATTTGCTCTTAAATATTCTCTTATTTGTGTTTTAATCTGATCAAAATCAAGATTTGTAAATTTAGTAACTGGCATTATCTTGTTGCTTTTAATATGAATGAGAAATCTTGTAATGGGAATGTTTGACCAACGATATCAAAAATAACATTCACTTCAAATTCATTAGTATCTGGTCGAGGTTCCACATTTACCTCTAAATTAGTAACTCTAGGTTCGTAGTTTTCAATTGTAGTAAATATTTGCTTTTCAATAATTGCAGCTGTACCAAAATCTATGAATCCGGGAGCATTCTCAAATAAAAGGTTTTTTACCTCTGAACCAATCGTAGAATTAAAAAATCTTTCATTTGGGATAGTTTGAACCAGATTCCTAACTGATCTTTTTATTGCATCTGCATTTTTAAGCACAGCAATATCATTCGTCACAGGATGTCTCTTAAAAGACAGACTAATATCCTTAAATGATCTTGATATTCGTGTAATCGCCATTAAAACGATGGAGTTTTATCTATTTATACCTATCTTTCTAAGTCTTTCATAATATAGTCATCAGTATCGAAGTATTTTAGTATCCACCATGCTACTGAACGTGGATTTTTCGCTCCACAAGTGAAAATATCGAAGGCAACACATCCTTTTTCGGGCCAAGTATGGCAAGAAAGGTGACTTTCACCTAAAGTTACAGTACAAGTCACTCCATAAGGGTCAAATTGATGCACATAAGTGTTTAAAACCTCTAAACCTTCAGTTTTACAAGCACTTTCGCATACTTGTTCAATCTTTTTTGCATCATTTAACCTTTCAAAGGGTACATTATACACT